ATCGTTAACTTCATTATTATTTTACTTGTATCATTGATGTTAGGCTTTCTATGCATTCCACAATTCCATAAGATCGACCCCATCATCCACCTGGAGACATTATATGTCCATTTGGAATGACCCTCATTACAGAAGTGAGCCGCTCATTGTCGTGTCAGAGTACCTGCGAAGAAATCTGTACAATCACCCGAATGTCCACGCTTTATGTGACTTTAATGTGGACGATTACGGTATCTTTCCTTGCTCTGCTCCTGTGGGTAATTTCAAAGCCTCGATTCTGGATGGACACGCCCGCGCTGACAACCTTGCCTACAAGTTCGGTCGAAAGTTTGACGTATCCTTCTCGAAACGCTTCGAGCTATTACCCGAGCCAACCTTCGGACTCGATGCAGTCTACAAGCTCTACAACAGAATCTTTGACGGAACCCTCCAGTTCAAGTTGGAGTTTGACTCAGAAGAAATCAAGAACTTCTGCAGCAAGTTTCTCCGAGCGTATGGCCCATCCAGCTACAGTTCCCCGTCTACTTGGGAGCAGTTCTCCGACCGGGTTGTCAAGGACTGGGATGACAAAGACAAACAGACTGCACTCTATTGGTATCAACAGTCCGAGGCAGTCAGGCATCTCACAGTTGCAGGCGCTCTCAAGTCAAACAGGCGATTCCACCGCAATGCTAAGAACAAGAAAGAGCCTATTCCTTTCCTCGATTGCCAAGCCATCTTCGGGTGCAAGGAAAGAGACTCAGATTGGAAAGCCTACAGGTTCGCGAGCATCACAATTCTGGAGTACAATCCAAAGCGAGGAAAATTGATTAAGCCGAAGCCCAAATCCTATGTATTACTAAACAAAGACATCACTCGCCTTGCCCAGTTACTTGAATCCACCGGAAAGGTTGTACATTACTTTACAAATTATGCAGACACTATGAATTCTCTTTCTTCTCGCCTTTTATCTTCCGCTTTTGAAATACTAACCTGGTTAACTGAATCGTTCGAGAACAACCCCAAAAATGAGCTCAACAGCATCTGTAGGAGCATGGACATTGCATACAACACGTACCTTGCTAGCATTGCTGGTGACTTGTCCCAACGTTCCTATGAAGAGCAGATCACCAAAGGGCATAATGGACTATACGACAAAGTCTTCCCCTTGGATAAGATGGTATCCTTACTAGCTACTTACAAGCCCCGTGAAGCCCTTGAGTTAGCCTCTATCAGGAAGATTCTCCCAGTCCCTGACTTCTGCATTTATTCTGCCCAGTACAAGAGCTACAAGATGCACATGAACCCGTTTACTCAAATCCCACACCCCGATCCAGAAGCCAACTGGGAAGACTTTGTCCTTTATTGGGAGCATAGCATGATTAGAAACTATTTCATGCGCCACAAGGTCTGCCCCGGAAGGATCAAAGAAGGAGTGACGCACAAGGAATGGCACAACCACTATCCCTATGTTGAGCCCAAGCGCGTGCCATACAAGGACATCAAGGACATAGACTGGGAAGCAACCTTTATCTGGACAGACTACCAATTTGCAGAGCATGAATTGAAGAAAGACAAGACCACTGCTCCCAAAAATGTCCCCATAGATCTCACGTCTGATGAATTGAGAGACTACCCCATAACTGAAAGGAACCAGATAGCTTCATTCATATGCAACCCACAAGCGCCAACGTTGCCTGACTTGAGAGAAAAGGTCCTCAATAACATGGAAGATTGGGATTACGTGCACTTGAATGC